TTGTCGGGGACGGCAAGCCGGGCTCGTCGCTGACCCTGGACGAGGGCGGCGCAGAGAAGCACGGGCTCGGGGTGTGCCCGGTCGTGCGGTACCTGTCCGGCGATGACCTGGACGGTGACGATTGTGTGCGCGGTGAGGTAGAGCCGCTGATCGACCTGCAGGACCAGCTCAACGCGACCGTTTTCGGCCGCATGATCGCCGAGCAGTTCGCGGCGTTCAAGCAAAGGTGGGCCGCGGGCCTGGTCGTCGAGGACGAGGAGGGTCGTCCGAAGGCGCCGTTTCAGGCGGCGGTTGACCGGCTGTGGGTGACCGACAACAAAGACGCTCGCTTCGGTGAGTTCTCCGCGACCGACCTTGAGCAGTATTTGCGGTCGGCCGAGGAGACGATCCGGCACATGGCGACGATCTCGCAGACGCCGCCGAATCACTTGCTGGGCCAGATGGCCAACCTATCCGCGGAGGCGCTCAACTCTGCCCGGGACGGCCTGAACTCCAAGGTCGCCGAGTACAAGTCGATCTTCGGTGAGGGTCACGAGCAGACGCTGCGGCTCGCCGCGCTGGCCGCCGGTGACGAGGAGGGCTGGCGGGACGTGTCCGCTCAGATCATCTGGCGTGACACCGAGTCCCGATCCCTGGCGCAGACGGTGGACGCGCTCGGCAAGTTGACGCAGATGCTGCAGGTGCCGCCGGAGATGCTGTGGGAGCGTATCCCCGGGGTGACGCAGCAGGACGTTGAGCGGTGGAGGGCTGCGGCTGAGGCCGGTGACCCGATGCGGCAGCTCGTCGCCGTCACGGCCGGTGACCGCACCCCGCCGGTTCCCGCACCCGAGCCCGAGACCGAGGCTGAGGCCGAGGCTGAGTCGGCTGGGGTGTGATGGACGCCCAGCAGGCCGCGGCGGTGTCGGCGCTCGGCGCGGCGTACGCGGCCCGGCAGCGGACGCTTGTCGCGAGCTTCGTCGCGGAGCTGGTCTCGTTGATCCGGCAGGTGTTCCGGCCGGATGACCCGGCCGGGTCGTGGGACGCGACACAGCTCGCGGTGTCGGCGCTGGTGCAGCGGTATCACCGCACCTCGGCCACCATGGGCGCCAGGTACTACCTGGATGCGCGCCGCGCGTCCGGTGTTGCGGGGGCACGCCGGGCCGGGCCGCTGCCGCGTATCGAGGACATGACCGACGACCAGGTGTGGGACGAGCTTGGCCGGATCGCCGGTGTCGGCCCCGAGGACCTGGACGAGGAGCGGATCGACGCGACCGTGCGCGCGACCGGCATCGCGTCCTACCAGCGGTCGATCCGCGCCGGGAGGTCGCCGCAGCGCGCCGCCGACACCATGACGACCACTCTCGCCGGGGCGACCCAGGAATTGGCGGTGGAGGGCGGTCGGCGTGTGGTGCATGACGCCGCCGCCGCCGACGAGGAGGCGGTCGGGTGGGTGCGGATCGCTCGGCCGGGCGCGTGCTGGTGGTGCGCGATGCTCGCGTCCCGTGGCGCTGTCTACCGGTCCGCGGCGACGGCCGGACGCCGGGTGAACAAACGGTTCGTCGGCGACGGCATGTTCAAGTTCCACAACCATTGCCAGTGCGTCGCCCGGCCGATCTTCGACGCCGATGACCCGGCCGTGCGGGCCGCCGATGACCTGTACGAGCAGTGGCGCCGCGTGACCGCTGGGAGGTCCGGCCGGGCAGCGATGCGGGCGTGGGCGGAGTACTGGGGCACCGTTGACGATCAGACTCTGGCGGGGTGACGTGGCTGACTACCGCGCAGAAGGACTTCGGGAGCTGGTGAGGCAGGGCAAGGCGATGCCTGCTGCTCAGGGGCAGGATCGCCCCGGCCGGTTCCCGATCGCCAACCGCGAAGACCTGCTCAACGCGATTCGCGCCGTCGGGCGGGTCAAGGGCGGTGAGGCGGAGCGGGCCAAGGTGCGGCGATTCATCATGCGCCGGGCCCGCGAACTTGGGCTGGAACGGCTGATCCCGGACACCTGGCGTGCTGATGGGACGCTGACCAGCCCGTGACCTTCGGCGGCACGACGGTGTGCCGCCACCGCTGATACGGGTCCGTGCAGGTCGCGGGCTCGACGTGTGAGGAGGAGACCGTGCAGGACACGGGAGCCACCGAGATGCAGGCGCCGCAGGATGACGCGGCCGACGACGCGCAGGCGCAGCACCTGCTCGCCGAGGCGGTGCAGTCCTCGAAGGACGAGCCGCAGGACGAGCAGCAGGACGACCCGTGGGCGGACCCTGAGAGGGCCCGCCGGGAGATCACCAAGCTGCGCCGGGAGGCGGCCAAGTACCGTACCCAGCTTCGCGAGGCCGAGCCGAAGCTCACCGAGTACCAAAAGTGGCTGGACTCGCAGAAGAGCGAGCAGGAGCGGCTCGCCGAGCGGCTCGCTCAGGTCGAGCGGGAGCGTGACGAGGCCCGCCTCGGTCACGCGCGGGTGATGGCCGCCGCCGCTCACAACATCCCGCCGGAGCTGATCGGCCGGATCGCCGGTTCGACTCCGGAGGAGATCGAGGAGGCGGCCGAGGAGCTGGCCAAGGTGCTTGATCGGCTCGTTGCCGAGCGTGCTTCGACGTCCGGCCGGTCGGCGTCGACGCGTCCGGTCGAGTCGCTCAGGCCCGGCGCGACGCCTGCGACCACTGACCAGCAGATCGACATGGACAGCCTGCTCCGTCGCCGAGCGGGCTTCTGATTACGCAGCGCCGGACCTGCACGGGGCCGGGACGGCTGCCCTATCCCTTGTGAGAGGAGATCCCCGTGCCTTACNACAGCATCATCACGGCGGATGGGTCCAATGACCCGCTGATCCCGGAGCCGGTCTCGACCCAGATCATCCAGGAGCTTCCGCAGGCGTCGTTCGTCCTGGCCAACGGCGGCCGGGTCAACATGAGCACGCGGACGCAGCGGCAGCCCGTCCTGGACGTCCTGCCGCATGCCTACTGGGTGTCCGGGGACACCGGCCTCAAGCAGACCTCGGCCGTGGACTGGGCGAACGTCAACCTGATCGCCGAGGAGCTGGCGGTCATCGTCCCGATCCCCGAGAACTACCTGATGGACGCGCAGGTGCCGATCTGGAACGAGGTGCGGCCGCGTCTGGTGGAGGCGATCGGCCGGACCCTGGACGCCGCCGCGCTGTTCGGCGTGAACAAGCCGGGCTCGTGGCCTGCGGCGGTCGCGCCGTCGGCGGTGCTGGCCGGNAACACGGTCACCGCCGGGACGGGCACCGACCTGGCCCAGGACGTCGCGAAGCTCGGCGAGATGATCGCCCAGGACGGGTTCACNGTCAACGGCTTCGCCAGTAGGCCGGGCCTGTCGTGGTTCCTGACCGGGCTGCGGTCCGCCGGTGACGTGTCCATCCCGATCTACCAGCCGAACCTTCAGGCGGGCAGCGCCCCGGGCGGCACCCTGTACGGGTACCCGCTGCGGGAGGTCACCAACGGCGCGTGGGACCCGTCTCAGGCCGAGCTGATCGCCGGTGACTGGACCAAGCTGATCATCGGTCTGCGGCAGGACATCACCTTCAAGGTCTTCGACCAGGGTGTGATCACCAACAGCGAGGGCGGGGTCGTCCTGAACCTCATGCAGCAGGACTCTGTCGCGCTGCGTGTGGTCATGCGGGTCGCGTACGCCACCGCGAACCCGGTCACCTCGCTCAACNCCGACGAGGAGACCAGGTTCCCGTTCGGGGTGCTGCTGCCCGAGGGCGGCGGCTCCTCCTGATGACGGGCGGGCGGCCAGTGCAGGCGCGGATCTTGGCGATGCTCCCCGACTACCCCCCGAGTGGGGTGGGGTCGTGGGTGATGACCCATACGCTGCTGAGTGCGCTGGCCGCCCGCGGTCACCGCGTCGACGTCGTCTTGGCGTGCCGTCTCGGCGCGCCGTACGAGCTGGACGGCGTGCACGTCTGGCCGCACCGGGGCAAGTCCGACCCGTTGCGGTTCGTGCGCGACGCGCACGTGATCGTCACGCACGTCGATTTGACGCAGCGTGCAGTGCTGATCGGGCACCGGTACGACAAGCCGGTCGTGCAGATCGTGCACAACACGAGCCCGCTGTCGCGTGCGGCGCTGCAGCGGTGGCCCGCGACGCTCATTGTGTTCAACTCGTCACACGCGGCTGCGGCCATGGGGGATGTGTGCGACCGGTGGATCGTGGTCCGGCCGCCGGTGCGCATGGACGACTACGCCACCACGCCGGGCGACTGCGTCACCCTCGTCAACCTGAGCGCGGCCAAGGGCGCCGAGACGTTCTACGCCCTCGCCGAGAGGTTCCCGCAGACGCGGTTCCTCGGCGTCAAGGGCGGCTACGGGGTGCAGATCCTCCCGCGCGGATCGGATGATCTGCCGAACGTCGAGATCGTCGAGCACCTGCCGCCCGAGCGGATGCGTGACGAGGTGTACGCCCGCACNCGGGTCCTGCTCATGCCGTCGGCGTACGAGTCGTGGGGNCGGGTCGGCGTGGAAGCGATGTGCTCGGGCATCCCGGTGATCGCCCACCCCACCGCCGGTCTGCGCGAGTCCCTCGGCGACGCCGGTGTTTTCGTCGACCGCGACGATATCGACGGGTGGGAGGCCGCGCTAAGGCGGCTTTTGGATGGCCGCCGGTGGCGTGCGGCGTCCCGCCGGGCCAGGCGGCGCGCCGCCGAGCTGGACCCGACCGACGATCTCGCCGCCTGGTGCGACGGGATGGAGCGCCTCGCCTGGAGGGTGGATGTCGCCGCTAGCATCAGTAAGTGATCTTGAGGATCGGCTCGGCCGCGCCTTGACCGCCGCCGAGCAGGCCCGCGCGGACGCTCTGCTCGCCGACGCGTCGGCCCTGGTGCGGTCCTACACCGGCCGCGACTTCGAGCACGTCGACGACGACGAGCAGGTGCTCCGCGTCGTCGGCGGGAAGATCACGCTGCCGCGCACGCCCGTGACGGACGTGACCCGGGTGGTTGCGGTGTCGGGCCGCGACGACGTCCCCGACATCACCATCGCCGACTGGGCGTGGGACGGGATCGACTCGATCCGCATCGGCGAGGGCACGTTCGTGATCAACCTGCCTGAAGTGTGGTGGGACGACGACGGGTACCCGGGCACGTACCGGGTGACCTACTCCCACGGCTACCAAGACGTCCCGGCGGACGTGGTCGCGGTGGTGTGCGGGATGGTGCTGCGCACGCTGACCGCGCCGACGATGGCGGGCGGGGTGACGTCGGAGACGATCGGGTCGTATTCGTACCGGCTGGAGACGCCCGGCGCCGGTCTCATGGTGACGCTGTCCCAGGATGACCGGCGGGTCCTGGACCGGTACCGCACCACCGTCCACACCGTCAAGGTCACCCGATGATCGGCCCGCACACGGTCACCCTCGTCACCCCCGGCGGCCGGGACGCCTGGGGCGACGTCATCTCCGGCGAGACCACCGTCGACGTGCCGGGGTGCTTCTGGCAGCCGGTATCGAGCGACGAGCAGACCGTCGCCGCCGACACGGTCACGATCGTCGCCCGCGTGTTCATGCCCGCGTCGGCGGACCCGACCCCGGCCAAGACGGTCCGGTTCGAGGGCCGCGAGTACGAGATCCACGGTCAGCCCGCCCTTTTCCACACGCCGGCCGGGCCGCACCACTACGAGATCCAGCTCCGCGACGTGGAGGGGTGATGGCGCGACAGACGGTCCGCTACGAGCCGGACTACGCCGGGCTCGGCCGGGTGATGCGCAGCCGTGAAATGCGGGCGATGCTGGAGATCCGCACCCTGCGCGGCAAAGCGTTCGCCGAGTCGATCGCGCCCCGCGACACCGGCGACTACGCCCGGTCGTTCCGCGTCGAATCGTCGGCGCGCGGCGAGGGCCGCTGGGCCGACCGCGCCGAAGCACGCCTGATCAACTTCAGTGACCATGCGACGCTCGTGGAGTGGGCCAACGGCGACCGGGTCCTCGGCCGCACCGTCGATGTGATCGAGCGAGGCCGCTGATGCCGATCCTCGCCGGATTCCCGGACGTCCGCCGCGTCGTCGCCGACGCCCTGGCCGGGCTCGGCACCGTGGTCGGCGAGACCGGATTGGACCTGCAGTCGCAGCTCGCGGGCGGCGGCACGGTGATCCGGGTCCGCCGCATCGGCGGCGCCGACGACCGTGTCACCGACCAGGCGCGCATTGACGTCGACGTGTACGCGGTCGACTTGTCGGCCGCCGAGGCGGCCGCGGAGTCGGCGCGTCAGGCGCTCATCTCCGGCCCGTCGGCCACCGGGCACGGTGTGCTCGACCGCGCTGACACCGAGGCCGGCCCCCACGAGGTGCCGTCACCGGACCCTGGCGCGTACCGGGTCGTGTCCGCGACCTACCGGATCAGCGTCCGCAGACGCTGACCACGTTCTAGGCCCGCCAGCCTGTTCGGCCCCGGTCTGGGGCGCCTTTCCACGTCCCGTATGAAAGGGGAAATAAGTGGCTGGTTCGGCATACGACGACATCCAGCAGAAGAACGCCGCGCTGATCTTCAAGGCGCTTCAGGGCAGCGTGTTCGTCGCGCCCGCGTCGGCGGACCCGATCACCGACCTCACCGACCCCGGCGACAAGCTGCTCGCGCCGCTGCCGACCGGGTACGAGGACGCCGGGTGGATCGGCGACGACGGCGCGCAGTTCGGCCGTGAGGTCGAGACCTCCGACGTCACCGGCTGGGGCAGCGTGGAGCCGCTGCGCTCCGACGTCACCAGCGACGTCACCACGCTCGCGTTCAGCATGCTGGAGACCCGCAAGACCAGCATCGGCCTGTACACCGGCGCCGACATGGACACCGCCGTCCCCGACGCGACGTCCGGGGAGCTGTCCATCGAGAAGCCNGCNCGNCCCGGGTTCCGCTACTACCGGGTGCTGGCGCTGGCGGTCGACCAGACCGACGACGGCGAGTACTACATCGCGCGTTTCCTGCCGCGCGCCCGCGTCACCGACTACGACGAGCAGACGTTCCAGTCCTCCGACGACGCCCCGGTCACCTGGTCGGTCACCATGACCGGCTACGAGGACCCGGCGCTCGGCTACAGCGAGAGGTATCTGTTCGGCGGCCCGGGCTGGGCTGCGCGCCTGGCCGCCATGGGCTTCGGCGCTCTGTCCTCGTGAGCCCCGCTCCGGCCGGACGTGCTGGCGGGCCCCGGCCGGAGCGGTCCCACGTCCCGTGCCCGCCACCGTGATGGGAGGACTCATGGCGGACATGCCCGCCTACCCCGTCTACGTCTCCCCGGACGGTGAGACGACCCAGGTCGCCGCCACCCCGCGCCGTGAGGTGCAGCTCAAGCACGCCGGGTGGGTGAAGCTGACCCAGCCTCGCCGTCTGAGCGCGCCCCGTGAGGACGCCGAGCCCCGCCGCGCGAAGGAGGGGACCAGTGCCCGCCGACGGTCGAGCCGCGCCCGCGGCTCGCAAGCCACCGAAAAGTAGAACGCGCCGACGTCCGGCGCCCCGACGCAAGGAGGCCCGCCACATGCCCACGAAGAAGTACCAGCTCGCCGCGTACCGTCAGGCCGCGCTCAAGCCCGACTTCGAACTCGACCTTGGCGAGGGCAAGTCGATCGTGATCCGGCAGCCCGACGTCAGCGAGGTGTGCGATCTCAATGGGATGACGGACCCGCGCGAGGTGCTCAAGCTGCTCGCGAAAGATGAGTACGAGCCGCTGATGGAGGCGATCAGCGGTGAGCCCGGCGGCGTGATCCAGTCGCTCATTGACGACCTGGTGAAGCACTTCGGCCTGGGGAAATAGCGCAGGTCGCCGAGCTGGTCGACCGGTACGGCTCGGCGATCAACGCCGACCTGCGCCGCTTCTATGGCGTGGACATGCTCGACTTCTTCCGCGGCACCTTGGACGCGCAGACGGTGCTGGACCTGGTCGAGCACCTGCCGTCCACGTCGGCGTATCACGCCGCCGTCGCCGAGGACGAAGAGCTTGCCCAAGAGCTGATCGATCGAGGCGAGGACACGTCGGCGCGGCCGCGGCCGCCCCGACTCACCGAGTGGGGACCGGACGTGCAGGTGCTCGCCGAGATCCGTGACCTGCTGGCCGACCTGCGCGCGATCACGATCAAGGTGAACGGCGGGAAGCCCGGCAAGGTCAAGCCCTATCCGCGGCCCGAGACCGCGCTGCAGCGGGTCAAGCGGCGCGCCCGCGCCGTGGCCCATTCCGAGCTGGTGCGGCGCGTGCTGCCCGGCCGGTCCTGACCCGACGAACGAAGGGGGTGCGCATGGCGGCGCAGGCTGGATCGGCGTTCATCGCCGTCCGCCCCGATCTGCGCGGGTTCCACACGCAGGTGCGGCG